GGTGTCGATGATGCCCTTGGCAACAAGTGTACCACCGATGAAGGTTAACAGGTGGCGAAGTAAAGCGATGACTGCTGATTTCATAAAAGGGAGTTTTGGGGTTTCGGGGTTGCGTTTGCGAAAGAGTTTCATAGTGATTTGTGTTGTTCGTAGTCGGCTGCGTACTGCTCGTCCCATCCTGCAAAGGTGTGGATTCCGACGGGTTCCGGCCAAGTTTGATACTTCGCCCAGTTCTTCGGTTCGCTGCCTTCCCATAGAATGTCAACGCACCAAGCCTTTGGGTTTGCAGGGTTGATGTGGCCGAGTTCCACAACCGTGCGAGGCTCGACCTCCGAGTCGTTAATGGTTCGGAAGTCAGCGTAAACTGCAAATTCGTATTTTCTGAAGGTAGCCATTAGGTCGTAAGGGCAGCGAGTTGAGCGTTGGTTAACTTTGTGGCATAAATTGCAGCAGCCCTAATTGGACCATTATAAAAAGCCGTATTGGTTTCAGTTGCCCCCACATTTATTTGAAAGTATGTCCCCGAACCCGAAGTCGCACTTGTGCCGACTTGCACTCCATCAAAGTAAAACACGATTTCGGATGCGTTGTAAGCCACGGCCATCTTGTGAATCCCAGTCGAAACAACGGCCGTCGGGAGTAGTGCCGTGTTTGCATCTTTAACAATTCGAAAGGTATTCCCCGATACCGTAAAAGCCAATCGGCTTGTGGCCGTCCCATTAGAAACACCAAATAATCTTCGAGGGTCCGCTAACTGCCTATAATCAATCTCGGTATAAAGGGTCCCCTCCGTTTGCCCGATGCATCCGCTGACTGCGCCTGATAGGTTTATGACTTCTGCGTTGCGTGTTGCGCTTGCGGTCGTTGTGGGGATGAACGATGTCGGTATTGAGCCGAGTTCTATTTGCGGAGCAGCGAAGGCGATGCCAAGACCTACTGCTGGGTTGAATGCCGATGTAACTCCCGAAACTGGTGCAAAATACAAAAATCCAAGTGTTCCACTTGCGGTCATTGTAAAGGTTTCGGAGCAGCGATAAACGTCCGTTCCCCATTGTTCAATCCTTCGAATCCTGTTCGTTGTGCCTGCGGTGTTGTAAATCATACCGCTGCTAAATGAACCGCTGACATCAAATCCCGCACCAAGGTTGCCTGATGCTGCACCTGTTAATAGCGCATAATATCCGCCAATCGTGTGCGTTCCCGTTTTTTTGATTAAAAAAGAAATCGTGTATGTACTACCGCTTGCAAGGGCAAAATTGTTGTTAGCCCTTGTCAATCTTCCTGCTGCTGTTCCAATGTTGCTCCCACTCACTGCAACGGTTAAATTGTTTCCACTAACACCGATAACATCCACATAACCGCTTGACAGGTTTAGGCCTAAAGCCCAATTTGTTGCGGTGTTCTCCGAGTTGAGGATTCCATTTGTCCCACTCGGCTCAATGAGTAAAGCCGGGCATCCCCCGCCTATCGGATAGTCCAACCTCGGAATCCCCGAAGCCACAACCTCAATTAATCCGCTTGCGTTGACCCTTGTTGCCGTAGTTGCCCGGGTAACATTGAAGTCGCCCGATGCATCCAAGACCACACCGCCCGAAGTCGTTGCATAGGGGGTGTAGAGTTTGCCCGTCTTAAAGCGAGCAGGGACAAGGATAAGCGATGGTGTCGGCATTCTTAGAAGTTGTAAATAACTGCAAAGCGATTGAAGAGGCATCCATCAACGGCAGCCTCGGCAGCGGTTGCTCCGTCAGCGGTTGCCCGTGCGTTGAACAAGGCCCAAACTCCAGCAGCGACTCCGCCTTGGAGCATTGAAGTCGGGTAGCCGTAGCCGTAGCCTATCAGCATCTTAGAGGAAGGTGTAACCGATGACTGAACCTGCGCTTGGAGTGACGGCCGTAATCTTGCCTCCATTGCGTCCTGAAATCACGATACCAGCGGAAACGGACTTGCCACTCATAGCGTAAGCGGTTAGCAGGTTTTCGCTTCCAGTTCCAGTTAAAGTTGTGAATGTGGCTGCGGTATTGACCACCAAGAAGTCGTAGTTTTTGCCTGTAACGGCAGCGTCAACGAATTCCATCGTACCACCTTGGCCGAGCATTTGTTGCAATATGGGTGTAGGCATTTTTTAGCGTTTAATTGTAAATGTCTTTTAGGTTGGAATTTCACAAACCGAGTGAGAGTAAGGAATCTCAAAGGTCATCGTCGCCTGCCAGCCTGCCGTGCGGTCGTCCCGGCTCTCTACGAAGCGTGTAAGGCTCACGCTGGATGAGAGGGTCCAGTCCTCGCTTGGGTCGTTTGTAAGCGACGATATGAAGTCCTGTGCTACCTGTAACTGGTCGCTTAGGACCTCATCCTCGTTGTCCTGCCAACCCAGCGTAGGGCTGCCCGAAACCACTCCGCCCATCGGTTTGATGGACTCCACGCGGTCGCTAAAATAGACACCGACCACAAGGTCCAAAGTACCAGCGTCAGTACTTGCAGACTGAACGTCCGCAAACACGAGCGGATAGACGATACGCTCACGGCTTGGGGTTCGTAGGTTGATGGTGTTGTCCGTTCCTATCGCCAACGGGTCCCCTGTTCCGAACGAGTTTACTTGCGGATGGTTGTTGGCAAGGTCCAGCAGGGCTTGCTTGATTTTTATCCAAGACATAATTCTGAAGTTTCAGTATGTTTTTTTTGTGTGCGCCCATCGTCAGCAGTCATTACACGCCCCGAATTGACCGTAGGGATAGGGGTAGTCAAGGTTGCTGATTCCCATCCTCCTGTTGCGGTCCAAGACCATCCCGGTTCGGTAGTTGGTGGCGTTCGGGTAGATGGTGTCAAGAGCAGAAGGAGGCGAGTTCCACAAGGGGTATGAATTGCGGTTCTCCATGAGGTAGCGGGTAATCCGCTCGGAATACCACTCGGCATCGTTCTTGACCTTATCCGTGAGCCGGGTGATTTCTTCCATGCTCATTTGGCTTGATTCCTCGCTCGTTCTACGGACCATTCCTTTGTTCATGTACTTAAACGCAAGGACCATAGGCAGTTCATAGTAAAGCCATTGAATCATTGCAGGCTGAATGTAATCCTCCAGCAGCGTTTGGTTGAGTGCAGACGTTGAACCGCTGACGACCTGCGTAACCAGTTCCCCGTACAACGGAGAGCCTACGATGGGCTGAATCCGCATCTCCTGCACCTTGACAACCGTTGGACGGATTTGGGTGTAGGATACGTTCTCGTTGATTATCGAGTTGTCGAGCAGCGTTTCTTCGCTTATGAATAGTGCCTTCATGCCTTGCTGATTTTATTGCCTTTACGGATGACCAACTGCTGCTCCCATACGTGCCTGCATTGTGGGCGATTCACTCCGCTGGGCGTGTGATACCAACCGCCCCTCCTGTTCCAAACGGAGTAGCCCATGATTGCAGAAATCCCGTCGATGTCCTCACGGGTGTAAACCTTGCCTTGACCGGCCAAGTCCAGCATCACTTTGCAGAACTGACGGCTTGACCCTTTGTCCTTGTTGCTGAAACCTGTCGCCCATGCGTATTTGTAGCGGACCTCCAGCACAGGCTCGGCAACTTCCTTGACGTTCTTGGGAAGGTTCTGCTCGGCAATGTTGTCCACGGCCCGGCTGATTGGGTAGCGGTCTTTTGTGATTAAGTAAGCGACACGCTTGGCGACCTTGGCCTTGCTGACCCCGAACTCCTTTGCCATTTCTTCAACCGATGCGTCCCGGTTCTTCTTGCGATACGCTTCAATCTTCTTGTCCAGTTCTTTCTCCTCCTCTCCCAGTTCGGCAAAGGCCAAGCGGATATTCTCGTCGATGTTTGTATCAAAACGCATCGGCTTCGAGTGCATGACATGGTAATCGTCTGCATGGCACCCGAACTTGCTTGCAACCACCTCCAAGACTTTGAACTCTTCCTCGCCCCAGCCGTAGTCTTCGTCGTCTTCTTCGCCCCAAGTCGGTTCGCTGAACTCTTGGGCCTGCACTCCGAGCATCGTGTCAATCTCTTGGGCAGATAGACCGAATCCAGCCGAAAGCATGGTCCGAGCCATTTCCAGCGTGATTTTGTCCTGCATATACTGACGCACGATTCGCATCAGGTTTTGGTACTCACGGCCCGATAACTTCTTGATGTTGTCGTTGCTCTGCAATGCTTCCACGGCTTGCGGTTGCTCGTCGGGTTGGGGATTCGGTCCAACCACATCGGCAGGCTTTTCCAAAGGTTGCAACCCCGCTTTCTCACGCAGTTCGTCTTGGGTCATTATCTGCAACAAGGCCTGTTCGCTTAGTCGCTCCGTGATGGGTTCCACAGGTATCAGTTCCATACCCTCAACGCCATTAAAGGAGCCGAGGTAGTTAATCATCCGCTCAACCTTGCGTACCCGGTCGTTGACGTAGGTGGCTTTGAATAACTCGTAAGCCTCGACCAATTCGTTGCGACCACCCAATTGGCCCTCGGTTTTGACACCGAATAGCATGGGGTTGGTTACACGATGTGCGATGAATATCTCTTGCTGGATGGCCTTGTTCAGGATTTCGAACTGCTTGTCCATATCGGACGGAGTGAGCGGTTCCAAAGTCGGGGCCTTGGCTGCATCGTCGTTGAAGGTTACAACGAAGCGACCAGCGTTGTCGGTTCCTGAAAACTTGCGTTTGATTTGCCTCTCAATGTCGCCCTGTTCTTCGGGGGTCGGGATGCCGTTGTTGAAGTTTATTAGATATCCCCCCCAAAAGTTGTTGCGGAGGTTGTTGTTGTGGAAATTTGCCACTTGCACGTCTGCCTCAATCCAAGCATTCCCTCCGATGTATTCGGGCAAAGGATAGTGCTTCACGCCTGCTGCGTACACCCGATAGTAGAACAACTGCTTTCCGAGGCGGTTCTCCGGGTCGAATGCCGGGATTTTCTCGATGTCCCCGACCTTGGGAAACAACTGCATCATATCGTCGTTGTACCAGTCAGCGACTTGGAACATCTTCTCTTCCTTGTCCACCCGGATTTTCTCGAACGGGACGTGCTCCATCTTGGCGATGGTCCCAAGTTTGGACCAAGTAACCGCAACTGCAAATCCATTGAATAGTTCCAAGTCAAGGACCAGTTTCTCCGTGATGTCGTTCAGGTCCTCGGTGCTTGACATTCCATCGAAGAACTTGATGAACCGGGCTTGTTGCTCCACGGTCAAGTCATTCCCTGCCTGCCATCCACCGCCCATGATATAGTTCACCTTGCCATTCACGATAGCGTTGTGCTTGCTGCTCCTGCGATAGTTGTCAAGAAGGTAGTAGGGGTATTCGTTGGCAAAGCCGTAGGTGATGTATTTGCCGGAGCGGTTCTCCAGCATGACTGGGACCTTATGCTCTATCCCAAGCCATTGGGTAAAGTGCTGCGTTGACTTGCTCATAGCGTATGAACTGTGAATGAAAGGGCTGAAATCGTGATACTTGCACCGCTATCGATTGCGTTGACGTAGATGGTGAACTCATCGTTGACCGCACCCGTAACGTAGGCTTCCGTGTAAATCGCATGGCCGTTGGTGTGGGTCGTCGTGATGTCAGTCATTGACTGGTCTATCGCTGTGCCGTTCTTGGCGATGTAAACCTTGATTTGGTTGTTGTTGCCCTGTG